AATACTATAACGTGACCAGCTCAATTAACACAGATAATATTGATCCAGAATTTCCAGTTGCTGGACAGGATAACAACAGCCAAGGATTTAGGGATAACTTTCTTTACATAAAAGAAGGACTAGAATCTGCTGCTGCCGACATTACAAATTTGCAGGTTAACGGTGCAAGGCTTGATGATGATAATAATTTTCAAAGTAATTTAATCACTAACGCAACCACTGTTGAAGTGTACGGATTAGTTTATTCTGCTAGTGAAGGAAGTCCAGCTGGCGATGCAGATATTAATTTGTTAGTTGGATCTCTACAGTTCCTATACGTTAATAGCGAAAACTTAACTATAACATTTAGAGATTGGCCAGATACTGATCGATATGCATCTGTTAGGGTTCATATGATCGGTGATTCAACATCAACTAAAACAGTAACTTTAGAAACAGAAAATTCTGGATTAATAAAGTTTGCTAAAGGTCTTACTAACGGATTAACATTAATATACGATGTTAGTAAAACTGTTGTAGGAACATATTCATCAGGATCACCGCAAATAGTAGTAGACAATGTTTCAGATCTAGAAATTGGGTTTAATGTAACTGCACAGCCTGGTATAATTTCAGCTGGGACAACCATTGAAGCTATTGATTCTACTACCAATGTTGTTACATTTAATAATGCTCTTGTAGGCGCATTAATCAATGATGCTACTATAGAATTTACTAGTGCTGTAATTAAATCTAAAGTAATTGAGGCGTGGACTTATGACGGTGGTGTCACAGTCTATATCAATTATGTAGGAGAATTCGAACTATGATGCATCCGTTGACTGAAGATTTTAATGAATTGAAAGATGTAGAAATTGAGTCTCGTATCCAAGATTTATCTAAAAAATATTTTATGAGTCAAAATCCGTCAATACAGAGACAGATTGGCATGTTTCTAGATATGTATAAAGCTGAACTACATCATCGTCGTGCAGTTGCTTGGCAAAAAGACTATCAAAAACGTAATAAATCTCTTGACGACTTGATTAAAGTAAGTTAAAATAGCAGGATGAACCCTGACAAATATAGTAATCCCGTTTTTACAGAAGAAGATATTTTTGAATTGTTGTATCAAGGACAATTCCAAAAGTTAGACCAATTGTTTGTAGAAGACTCAAAAGAAATTCAAAAACTAGAACTTGAATCTAATATTTCATTTAAAAAGCCCTCAAAAGATTTTTATAATTTAGATGTAGAAGATTTTGATCAAATTCTACAATCAGATTGGTTTATGCCCGAAGAATATAAAACTTTTGACATTGAGGCTTATTGTATTGCTCAATGCGACTCTATTGAACAACAAACTAGAATATTTGAAGAATTTGAAGAATACAAAAAGCGTAATATGTTAAACCTATTGCGGTGGCTTAAATATTTTGTAGATACCTGCAGATCTAACAGTATTGTTTGGGGAGTAGGCAGAGGATCAAGCGTGGCCAGCTATGTGCTCTTTATTATTGGTGTTCATAAGATCAACAGCATTAGATATAATCTAGACTGGCATGAATTTTTAAGATAAGTAATATATCGTAAGGAGAAAATTATGGCAATGAAAGAACAACAAAGATCTGTATATAAAACAATGCAAGGTCGAGAAATCGACATGCACAAGTTAAGTATGCAACACGAGATGACCGTGGCAGTTGGCAATGCTAGGGTTAACGCTAGAGGTGACGAACTCGGCCCAGGCGGTAAAATTATTCGTAAACGAGAAGATGTATTTGAAGAATTTTATCAAGGCCACGCAGACGCTGCACCAGACGAAGTAGTAATTAGAAAAAAATCACAAAGATCTAAGGAATAAGATGAATGTTGTTAAAGGTAAAATAATCCCGATTAATGATAATGTCCTAGTCAGTGACATGCATTTTGACGAAATCAAAACAGCAACAGGTATTATTATCCGCAGTGATGATGGCAAAAGTGAAGGTATCAAACCGCGTTGGGCAAAAGTTTGGGCAGTTGGACCAAACCAAACTGATGTTAAAGTTGGTGAATGGATACTAGTAGAACACGGGCGTTGGACCAGGGGGATTACCATTGAAGACCAAACCGGTAACGAAATTGTTATACGCAGAGTTGAAATAAAATCCATCATGATGTCCGCTGACGAAAAACCAACTGATTTTTATCAAGGCAGCATGTCTAGTTCACAAAAAGAACATACATTTAAACCAGAGATGTTTGCTGGGCCTCAATTTTAACTTCATTTTGAACATCGGGGCTCTTGACGAGCCCTATTTTTTTGTGTATAATAATAGTATGAGCTATATTACTAAAACTGGTAGACTGTTACCTGCACATAAAATGCTAGATTCTCAAGGTCTGACTTCAGAATATGCTACGCCTGATACCGAAGATTTATTTTTAAAGAATTTAAAAATACAACCTGCAAACTGGCACTATAAAACAAACAAAGTAAACTACAGAGTAAACTCTGATGGTTATAGAACTAAAGAATTCGACTCAATCGATTGGGCAAATTCAGTTGTTATATTTGGTTGCTCAGAAGTGTTTGGTACAGGAGTAGATGAGTCTCACACAGTTGCAAGTTTTTTATCCGATTTAATTAAACTTCCTGTAATTAATTTAGGAGTATCCGGGTCATCAATTATGTTTTCATTACATAACTCGTTGTTACTGAACAATTTATACCCTACACCAAAAGCAGTAGTACATCTATGGACAGAGTACAGCAGAGTAATATCATATGACACACACGGTCTAACACATCACGGATCATGGGATTTAGATAAAGATAATTATATGATTGAATGGGCCTTTGATGACATAAATCCTGCGACCTACGCATCATTTTGTCAAATGACTAGTCATCAGATTTGGAAAGATAAAACAGTATACTACGAAGCAACACCGTTTCCAGCAACAGCAACACTATTTGACTGTGAGCATTTAATAAAAGTTGATCATGCAAGAGATCTTGTTCATAGTGGGATTGTATCAAAAAAAGCAATGGCGATGAAAATAGCAAAAAACATAATTAAGGAGTTTAAATAATGGACGTAGATCAGGCAGCAACGTTTTTAGCAGGTACAATTTTAACCGGTGCAGGATTTGCTATTACCGGAATTGTTATAGTATTTTTGAATAACTTATTTCACAAATACTGGAAACCTATTAAACTTTTTACACCAGAAAGTTGGCCGACCTCACATTCAAGATTTGCCACAGAAGAAGAACTACAAAAACTTAAAGACAGGGAACCTGTTATGGGAGAGCCAGTGCCCCATAAGGAACAAAAATGAAAAAACTATGGACTGAAGCATATAGACCTAAAACGATTGACGGGTATGTGTTTAGAGATAATCATCAAAAAGAACAAGTGCAGAGCTGGATTGAACAAAAAACTATTCCGCATTTACTATTCAGCGGTAATGCCGGCATTGGTAAAACTACTCTAGCAAGAATACTACTTAATGAATTAAACATTAATGATTTAGATGTACTAGAAATTAATGCGTCACGTACAAACTCAGTTGAAGATGTTCGTGATAAGATTGTAAACTTTGTTCAGATGATTCCCTTTGGTGATTTCAAGGTAGTACTACTAGATGAGGCAGATTATTTGAGTCCTAACGCACAAGCCGCCTTACGTGGGGTTATGGAAGAGTATCATACGACTGCTAGATTTATTCTTACTTGCAATTATCCTAACCGCATTATTCCTGCACTACACAGTCGTTGCCAAGGATTCCATATCGAACGGGTTGATCTTGCTGAATTTACTGCTCGCGTGGCTACTATTCTTATGGAGGAATCTGTAGAGTTCGATCTTGATACGCTAGATACGTTTGTCAAAGCAACCTATCCAGACCTACGCAAGTGTATTAACACAGTACAGATGAATTCAATGGATGGTAAATTACATACTCCAGAGAAAGGTGACACTGGGGATGCTGACTATAAGATTGAAATGGTCGAGCTATTTAAAAAAGGCAAGATTACAGAAGCACGTAAACTAGTATGTGCTCAAGCTCGGCCAGAAGAGATTGAAGATATCTATCGTTGGTTGTATGACAATGTGGCTATCTTTGGGGATGACTCTAAACAAGAGGCCGCAGTCCTATGGATCAAGCAGGGGTTGGTAGATCATACCTTGGTCATTGATCCAGAGATCAACTTGGCGGCAACGTTGATTAGACTAGCACATCTATGAAAGAAAAGTTTGTAAGTGCCTACATGGATGTGGCTGAACGCTTTGCTGAATTAAGTTCAGCACGTAGACTTCATGTTGGCGCTATTGTAGTCAAGGATGATCGCATCATTAGTATTGGCTACAACGGCATGCCTAGTGGATGGGATAACAACTGTGAGTTTGAATACAAAAATCCGCAAACAAAGATTACAGAATTAATAACACGACCGGAGGTGCTTCATGCAGAAACGAATTGTATTGCTAAGTTGGCTAAATCTAACGAATCTGGTATGGGTGCTACTATGTTTATTACCCATGCTCCATGTTTGGACTGTGCCAAACTTATCTACCAAAGTGGTATTAGCAGTGTTCTATATAGGAACAGTTATAGGGATACTAGTGGTGTCACGTTTCTTGAACGCTCAGGTGTCAAAGTTACGCAAATAGAAAAGGGCCCGTAGGCCCTTTTCACATCCTATTTGTCTCCATAAACCGCTAACACCTCCTTTACGGCATTATGGCGTTCGATGTCTTTATAGTCAAACTGTACTATATCTAAGTACGTCAATGATTTTTTTGTAATTAAGTTGCAGAAATTAACTAAACCGTTATCGTTTAGTCTATCAGCTTGTGCCAAATCTCCTGTTACTACCATCTTAGAGCCCTCCCCAAGTCTAGTCAGTAGCATTTTCATTTGATTTACTGTGGCATTTTGCATTTCGTCTGCAATAATGTATGCGTTTTTAAATGTACGTCCACGCATGTACGCTAAGGGACTTATTTCTATCACTCCTTCTTCTAACATTTTTGCGATGTCTTTAGTTTGATAGTACTCTCCTAGAACATCAAAAATAGGTCTTGTCCACGGAGCCATCTTTTCATTTAGCGTCCCTGGTAAAAATCCTAAATCTTCATCTACACTTACGGCGGGTCTTGTAACAATGATTTTGTCTACTTGTCCCTCTTGAAATAGTTTAATTCCAACTTGTACAGCCAGCATGGTTTTACCCGTGCCCGCAGGCCCGATAGCAAACACTATGCTTTTTTGTTCATCTTGGAGTTTTAGCAGATACTCTTGCTGGTTTCTATTTCGAGGTGTAAGAATCACCCTATGCTTCTTTTGAGGCATATAAGTGTTAAAATCAATCACGTTTACTTCTGATGTAAAGCGTTTTTTCACTCTTTTTGTCATTGTTAAATGTCTCCTACATTGGGGAATGTAGAACGACTGTAGCGACCGCCCCGATTACCACAGTGGTCCTACATTTTTATTTAACAAATTGAGTAAAAATTAAACTGATAACATATCAAAAGGATCGGGCTAAATACATGATAAAACTGCGAGACAAAAATGCATGACATTTTAGACGTTATAAAAAACATACAAACTATTTACGAAAGCAATAGCACCTTGGCTATTCTTAAAGATTTTGAACGGGTGCTCGACGAAAGCAACCTATACGTTTATGAAAACTGGCTAGACGGCGAAGTTGCCTACGGTCCTAAAGTAGATCGTCACTGGGTTACTACAGCTTTTATGTGGCCTCGAGATAAAATGCCCGATCCTATGGCAGCTAAAAGATTAACTGAACTGGGCTGCAAAGTTAAGTTTCAAAAGAGCCACCTTATTGAAGTTCGTAAAATTAGAAAAGAAAGTGACATTCGTCCGGGCACAAAAAAAGGGCATCTCGATCATAAGCCTATCTGGATTGTAGAGATTGTCATGCCTAAAAAATTAGCATTTGATGTTTACAAGGGGTATATGGATAAGATGCGTGAAGAAAAATATGGAAATAATCCCAAGGCTAAAGGCGGTGTGCCGGCAGCTGATGCTGCTGCTGCAATTCCGGCAATGCCGGCAGCAGGTGGTGTACCACAAACACCTGCTCCAATGGCTGGCGCACCAGCAGTATAAGGATCATATATGTCATTAAGAGCAAAAGATCTCGTAGACTTAGTTAAACCAATATTTGAAGTAGACTCGTATGCTTCAAAGATGGGGGCAGACAAGGATGTTGTTGTACTAAGTTTTACTGTAGATCAAAAAGAACCAGCGGATGATCTTGTTGCATTTTGTGAAATGGGTTACAGTTTTGTACTTGATGCAGATGTTACTCCAGGCGAATTAGACGACGGTACTTACAAAGTGTTTGTAGAAATTCAAAGAAATAAACACATTGGGGAACAAGTTTGTGAATTGCTTGACGGCGTTAAAAAATTAACTGGTCACGATGATCTAAGGTTTAGATATTATAAAAGTTTTAAAAGTCTTTTAGCAGATCAAACAACTTTAGAAGATACAATTCCAGCAGATGCAAATTCATACGAAATGACCATACAAGAAAACGTTATGAATAATTTTACTAATTTTTTTAATAAAAGTTTTGTAGACGGTATTACATCGTTAACTGAAAACTCAATTAGATTTAAAAAGACTTATGCTGAGCCTTTATCAATGAGGGTTATAGATTTTGGTCGTCGAGAAGAAGTATATCAACGTATGCAGGGGCCCATAAGAATTAATTCCAGTGATATAAGTGAGTGTCTCTACCTTACGAAGTATCTTGGAAATTATAACATAACAAAAATTGGTGATTCATTTATTTTTGAGAATCAAGGATACGCAGTAGCATTAGAAAGGATATAATATGTCATTTACATTTGATTTTACAGAAAACAAGTTAGAAGAAATTATAGGTAGAAATCCATATCTAGATCAGTGGTATGAAGCACTATGCCAAATACTACCAGACTATGATATCAATACTCCAGAACGAGTTGCTGCCTTTGTTGCTCAATGCGCCCACGAAAGTGGCGGCTTCAGAGCAATCAAAGAAAACTTAAACTACAAAGCAGAGACTCTAAGAAAATTATTTTCTAAGTACTTTCCAACAGATGATCTTGCTAGACAGTATGAAAAACAACCAGCACGTATTGCAAACCGCATCTATGGCGGACGCATGGGTAATGGTCCAGAAGAGTCAGGCGAAGGATTCCGCTACTGCGGTCGTGGGCTTATTCAGTTAACTGGAAAAAGCAATTATGAGCGTTACGCAGAAAGTCTACAAATTTCTGTAGAAGAAGCCAGTGAACATCTAACAACATTTGAAGGTTGTGTACAAAGTGCGGCTTGGTTCTGGGAAGCAAATAATCTTAATGTTGAAGCAGATGCAGGCGACATCAAGAAAATGACCAAGAAGATTAACGGTGGATACATTGGTCTTGAAGATCGTATCAAGCACTACGAACACGCATTACACGTATTTGGTGTTTAAACAATGTGGCAAATAATGTGGATTCTTTCATTATTACCTGATTGGGTTTATCATCTTATCACCATTGCAGGTGTGCTAGGGGTGATTGCAGCATGGGTTTTAAAATTTATTCCTTTTATCAGCACATATAGACTGCCTATTCAAGTGGGCAGCGTTATTGCCTTGTTGTTTGGAATATGGATGGAAGGCGGCATTGTTAACGAAGCTAAATGGCAGACACGAGTTAAAGAACTTGAAGAAAAAGTTGCAGTAGCAGAAACACAATCAAAAGAAGAAAATGTTAAGATTGTAACCAAAGTTGTTACAAAAACACAGATTGTAAAAGTTCGCGGAAACGATATTGTAAAATATGTTGACAGAGAAATTGTAAAATACGATACAAAATTTGCCCCTGGTGGAATTTGCGAGATTCCTAAAGAGTTTATTAAAGCACACAACGATTCAGCAGAGGTACCAAAATGAATTTGCTTAAATTATTTGTATTAACAATTTGTATTATACTTGCATTCTTAGCAACAGGATGTAGCACAGTAGTACCTGTAACTATGAAATTTCCCGAAGCACCAGGTAATATAGCATTAACAGCCTGTCCTCAACTGCAAAAACTACAAGAAGATGCTAAATTAAGCGATATTAGCAAGACTGTTTCTGTAAATTACACAACTTATTACGAATGTGCTGTAAAAACAGACGCATGGATAGAATGGTATCAAAAACAAAAGCAGATATTTGAAAACGTAAAATAAAGGAGCCGATATGACTGAAGAAGTTAAAACAGAAAAGAAAGACGAAGATTGGATGCAGAAGAAATGGCGTCCAGCTATGGGTTGGATGTACATGGGCATTTGTACATTAGACATGGGTATATTTCCAATTCTATGGAGTGTGCTACAAACAGTAACTCATATACCACTTACACAATGGCAACCGTTGACCTTACAGGGGGCGGGTTTGTTCCATGTGGCCATGGGCGCTGTTTTAGGTATTGCGGCCTTTGGCCGTACACAGGAAAAATTAGCAGGGGCTGCACAAAATCCAGCACCAGCGCCAACAAGTTTTGCACCTCCCCCAAGTGCAGGCGGATTTGGTTCTCCTACACCTAGCGGCTTTAGTGTGCCGACTCAAAGTTTTGCGCCAGCAAGTTCACCTAGCTTCGGTGGAGGATTTGGAGGAGCAGCATCAATACAGACAACAGCAAGCGGTAAAAAAATCGTTCCAGATGAACCGCAACCAATACTATAAAGGAAACAAAATGAAAAAATTATTAGCATTATTAGCATTGACCCTAGCTTCTACTGCCTTTGCCGGTGGCGAAATGAAGGAAATCTGCAAAGACAAACTAGACAAAGCTGGAAAAGTTGTAAACGGCAAAGATGGTAAGCCTGTCCAAGTTTGCAAAAAAATCAAAGTACACAAAAAGGTAGAAGGCGATAAGGTTCCAGAACCAGCTAAAAAGAAATAATCTACCAGACTCTTGACATAGCAAGGCTGTGACAGTATAATTACTGTTATACCTTGCTTTTTTAACGGTGGAAGAAAACTATGGATTATTACGAAACACTGGGCGTTAAGAAGAACGCCTCACAAGATGAAATTAAAAAGGCCTATAGAAGTTTGGCTAACAAACACCATCCTGACAAAGGCGGCGACCAAAACAAATTTAAAGATATATCCGTGGCCTACGATACTCTGAGCGACACGCAACGACGGCAGGAGTATGATACAGGTGGCTCACAAGTTCATATGAATAGTGGGAACTTTAGCGATGTGTTTAATAATGCATTCCAATTTCACTTCGGTGGTCCCGGCGGTGCTGGTCAGCAGTTTGGTGATATATTTGGTCGTAGGCAGCAACGTAACCGAGATCTAAACATTCAATGTCAAGTTACTTTACTAGATTCATTTGTTGGAAAACAATTTGAAGCTAGTTACACCTTGCCCAGTGGGCAGAGTCAGACTGTGGTGATTGATATCCCAGCTGGTATTCAACATGGCGAGACTATACGTTATCAAGGATTGGGAGATAATAGCTATCCACAGCTACCAAGGGGAGATTTAAATGTTACTATTTTAGTCATGGAGGATCCTGCCTATACAAGACAAGGTAATGATCTGTTTACTAATATAAACATTACTCCAATCGAAGCTATGATTGGGTCTAAAAAGACTATTACATCAATAAACGGACAAAAGTTAAACATCGATGTTCGAGCAGGTGTTAGTGATGGCACAGAATATGCCAGTAACGGATTGGGGTTTTCCAGCATTAGATCAAAACAACGAGGAAGATTAGTTGCTGTAATTAAAATTAAATCTGTTCCAGTTACCGATCCAGATATCATCAAACGATTGCAAAAAATCAATGATGAAATCAATGGCTCTTGACAGTTGCAATAAAGACTGTATAATTAGCAACAATAACTAAAAGGAATTTAGATGGTAGAGCCCAGTGATGATCTGCAAATGGTTTTTGAAAAAGCCATTACTGTAGCCAAACAACTACAACACGAATACTTAACAATTGAACATTTATTGTTTGCTATGTTATGTGAAGAAAGTTTTAGTAATTGTATTACAGGTTATGGTGCTGATCCAGATTATGTTAAAAAGAATTTAGAGCACTACCTTAAAAATAAGTGTGACGAGATTGTAGGTGAAAAAATCGATATCAAACCACGTAAAACTCAAACAGTTGAACGTGTATTAAATCGTGCATTTACACAGGTATTGTTTAATGGTCGTCAAAAAATTGAACCAACAGATGTGTTCATTGCTATGATGGCAGAAAAACGTAGTTGGAGTTATTATTACATACAGCAAGCTGATATTGATAAAGATAAATTTGCAGATTATATCAGCAATAATATCGAAGGTAATGAAGAAGAAGAACAAGTACCAGATAATCAATCAGATAAAGCTCTAAAAGCGTTCACTACTAATCTTAACGAATCAGTTAAAAAGAACAAGGTCGATCCAGTTATAGGTCGAATAGACGAGTTAGAAAATATTAGTCTAGCATTAGGTCGTCGAAATAAAAACAACGTTATCCTTGTTGGTGATCCAGGCGTTGGTAAAACTGCCATTGCCGAAGGTCTTGCTTTCAACATTGTCAAAGGTGCTGTTCCTGACTTCTTAAAAGATTACCAAGTATTCAATTTAGACATTAGTGCCATGCTAGCCGGTAGTAAATACCGAGGCGACTTTGAAGAACGTTTTAAACTTGTACTTAAAGGACTTGCCAAGAAAGGTAAGACTGTATTGTTTATTGACGAAGCACACATGATTAGTGGTGCTGGATCAGCAAGCAATTCAGCAAATGACTTATCTAACATGATGAAGCCTGCACTAAGCAAGGGTAACATTAAAGTCATTGCATCAACTACTTGGGAAGAATATCGAAAGCACTTTGAAAAGGATCGCGCATTGATGCGTCGATTCCAACGCATTACAGTTGATGAGCCTACTGTAGAAGTTACACTACAAATCCTTAAAGGTATTAAGAAGTACTATGAACAGTTTCATAATACTAAAATTAAAGACGATGCACTACAGGCTGCAATTAAATTGTCAGTAAAATATCAAACAGATAAAAAACTACCAGACAAGGCTATTGATTTAATTGATTTAGCATGTAGTCGTTTCAATCTTAAACTTGCAGACGAGAGAGTAATTACTGAATACGAAATTCAGTTTGAAATTGCTAAACTACTGCAAATGCCCGAAGAACAAATTAGAGAAGCTGAAGATGTAGGCTTGGTTAAACTTGAAGATCAATTATCAGGAGAAGTGTATGGACAAGGAAAAGCAATTACAGAAATCGTTGATAAAATTCTTGTTGCTAGGGCTGGACTTAAACCAGAAAATAAACCCGTCGGAAGTTTCGTATTCATGGGGCCAACAGGCTGCGGTAAAACTGAAACAGCCAAAGCACTAAGTAAACATCTTGGAGTTAAACTTGTGCGTTTTGATATGAGTGAATATCAAGAAAAGCATAGTATCAGTAAATTAATTGGAAGTCCACCGGGGTACGTTGGCTTTGAAGAAAATTCTGGCTTATTAATTACACAGGTACAGGAAGCACCTAATTGTGTCTTACTGTTTGATGAGATTGAAAAATCGCATCCAGATGTGAGTACAGTGTTGTTACAAATGATGGATAATGGATTTGTTACAGGATCTAATGGTAAGAGAGCAGACTGCCGTAATGTTATTTTAATTCTTACTACAAATCTTGGCGCACAAGAAGCCGAAAAGAATCAAATAGGTTTTGGCGCACAGGAAAAAGACTACGATGACAAGGATCTTAAGAAATTCTTTACACCAGAGTTTCGTAATAGGCTTGATGCTATTATAACATTCAATAAACTTAACAAAGAAACAATGGTTAAGATTGTTGGTAAATTTGTCGACGAACTTAAAGAGCAAGTTAAAGAAAAGAGCATTCGTGTTAAGATCGATAATGCTGCAATTGAATGGTTAATTGAAAAAGGATTTGATGCTAAGATGGGTGCAAGACCTCTTCAACGTGTCATTGACAAAGAAATTAAACGTCCGTTGGCTCGATTAATGTTGTTTGGCGAATTAAGAGCAGGTGGTGCGTTAACTATTACTGCTAAAGATAGTCAGCTTACTTTAGTTGCCAAACCCAAATCTATTAAAATCCCCCTACTAACTGTAGAAAAGATCAGTGATGAAGTGCAAGGAAACTAAAAGATTGTTTATGGACAAGTACAGCTACAAAGCTGTACTCGTAGTCCCGGGCGCCCAATGGTTTCGTAGTAAGAACTTTGATCTTGCTGAGGAAAGGCTTAAGGAGGTAAACATAAACATAAAGAATACAACTACAAGAATTCGTACTCCCGAAGACCTTACATATTCTAAGAAAGTTTGTGCCCTATTAAGATCTATAACAGACTACGAGATACGTGTAGAAACACCCTTCATAAGTGTATATACAAATAATCTAAGAGATATAGATAAACTATGTGACATTGATTCTGACAGAGTAAAGTATATCTCTAAACCTCCTGCAAGTGGTATTAGTAAAAACACTGTGATAATGGAGCGAGAAGGATGGGGTTATAAAATCACACTTGGACGTACAAGACAAAGCTATCAAAACTTTGTTGAATGGGCAGAAAACGGAAAAGATCTTGTTAAACTCACTGGCGGTAGTAAACGAGCCCTGTTAAAAGACGGGCATTGGGGCGGTAGTCACTTATATATTAAGAATGAAAAAGCCCTAGTAATGGCAAGAATGTTCTTGAGCGAGGGCATTAGCCGTGTTGATCAAGTGGTAAAAGCCCACGAGTAGGAAATATCTATAGATAGCATTTACGATAAATATATTGTAAATGCAGGATATTTCTTATGAAAATAATTGAGCTGTTAGAAGACATTCAAACACCATCCGAAAAGAAGGAAAAAGGAATTTCTTTTGATCTTAAAGATGATTTAGAATTTTTTATGCGGAATGACGATGATTTTTATCGACGTCATTACTACCCGCATGTGGTAAAATGTAAGACCTACATGGAATCTGGTAGAAAACTTGGTCCAAAGGCATTTAAAAAGCTAGTAAATCATGCTTACGAATGCTACAGTAAAAAATTCCCCATTCGAGAACTTCCCGATCTTTTAGAAGAAGAGTTGTGCGAAAAAATTTGCAACACACTTCACCAAGAAGAAGTAAAATATATTAAAGAAAAAGTTTACTAATCATGACACTTAACGAAGGCGGTAATGTATTCGCTAACACAACATCATTTGATCACAAAGATGTTCCTAAGATACTTAAAACAATCAACGGAGCACTAGCAGGAACAGGTATTACTGCTATTCCTGTTGGCTCTGCGGCAACTCCGAAACATGGACACACTAGTGGCGACATGGATGTTATTGTTGACGAGCAAGCAGTATTAGATTTTTTTAAAGCTAAGGATGCTAAGGCTGGACGTAAAGCACTAAACGATTATATTAGTAGTAAAGGTTTAGAAACAGCACAAAGCGGTATTAATGTACACGTCAACGTTCCAGTTCATGATGAATTTCATCAAGTGGACATTATGGTATCAGCTAATGCTGAGAAGGTGTCAAAGTTTCACACACATTCTATTCCTGATAACAGTCCTTACAAAGGTGTTAACAAACAGTTAATGATAGCAATACTGGCCAAACAAAAAAACTTTATGTGGTCAGCATGGCAAGGATTGTTTAGTCGTACTCCAGAAGGTAAAAAAGGCGAGCTAGTTGCTGATAATTTAGATGATGTAGCCAACTACTTGTTTGGACCACGTGGTAGTGCTAAAGATCTAGGTAGCGTAGAAAGTATACTTGCCGCATTGCCTCAACATGAAGCAACTGTACTGCTGGCAAGAGCCAAAGAAGATGCTAACTGGAAAGAAGTGCCAGTCAAAAAAGAAAATTATCGTGTTGGAACTAATGAATGGTTCCGTCATTTGTTGGATAAAGTGCAGCTATGAGATTAAGACAACTGTTTAAAGAAGCGGACGCACCTAAACAGTTAGGTAGGGCTTTCAACCATCCGGAGCATTTTGTATTTTTCTACGGTGCAGCAGGCACATTAGAAGCACTACAACATTTTGAAGAAGTAGCTGCCGAAAAATCTGGTGAGACTAGTATACGTAAGAAGTGGGATGGCAATCCTCAGATTTACTGGGGTAGAGAACGCAGCGGCGGTCCATTGATACTTGCTGGACACAACGGATGGTCACGTGGTGCAAAGACTACTAGTCCAGAAGAAGTGGCTGATTTCATCGCTAACAAGAGTGGTAAACCCGGAACACCCGAACAAGATGCTGAACGTAGGCGCTTTGCACAAGAATTTGCTAGCCTATACCCTATATTTGATCGTGCTACTCCCAAAGACTTTGAAGGATTTGTCTATGCAGATGGCCTATTCCTTAAACGCCCTGCATTGGACAAAGATGGAGTTTATACATTCTGTCCTAATCCCAATAGCAATACCTGTTATCATGTAAGAAGTGATAGTGAACTAGGAAAGCGTATTGCCAATGCACAGGTTATGGTTACTGGACACGGTTATTTTACAAGTTTTGGTATGCCTGATAATCAACAGGAACCTAAAGATGACTTTAACGAGTTTAATAGTAATCCACAGTTAATTGTGCAAGGTCCTATTTACAATCCAACCGCACCTCAATATGATACAAGTGTTATCAAACCATTGAAAGACTATGTAACTAAAAATGGTAATGTAATAGATGCATTTATAAGCAGTATTCCGCCGACTGATAAAGAAGGCATATTTTATAAATTTGCTAATACTATGAGCAAAACTGGTGCATTCGATGCTATTAATAATCAGGGGTTCTTTGACTGGCTAGCTGATCCTAAAAATAAGATTAGTAATAATAAACGTATGCATATTGAAGCTATGAGTAGCCAGCATCTTGGCGCACTAGACGGAATCTGGCACTTGATGAAAAAGATTAGACACTTAAAAGATCAACAACACAGTGCTTTAGAAACACAGCCTAAACCGGATATCTGGGATACAAATGGAGAGGGTAACGTACGATATGCCCAATCAGGAAAACATAAATTTGGTAATATAAAATTCGTACCTACAAGTTGGACACCGAAATGAGATTAAGACAACTGTTCGAATCAGCACATAACGATGCCGCAATTATATTTGGCCGTTTTAATCCCCCGCACTTTGGGCATAAACATGCATGGGAAGTTGCTGCAGGTTTTCCCATTTGGTATGTAGGTACAAATCAAAGTACACAAGGTCCCAAAGATCCGTTGCCATATGACATCAAAGTTGAAGCTATGAAAACTATAATGCCAGAACTTGAAGACCATTTAGTTGCAGAGCAAAGCTGGTTTACACTAGCATCAATGGTTTACAAACAGCATGGCTCAGTAACTCTGCATGTTGTTACTGACGAAACCGATGCGAAAATATTTGTTCCAGCATTGCAATCATCAAATGGTAAAGAAGGGCCACACGGTTTTTATCACTTCAAAGATGTGACATGGGCTAGATCACAACGTCTAAGTCAGGCAACACATTTAAGAAATGCTATTGTAAACGATAACCCAAGTGAGTTTGCAAAAGCGGCTGGTATTCCTGCTGATACTCTAATAGCTGGTCAACCATTCTTTGATTTAGTTAAACATTATATGTTACCATACATGCACGACGCGGCTGAAAAAGAAAGAGCTAAAGCTGAAAAAGAAAGAGCTAAAGCTGAAAAAGAAGCTGCCAAAGCTGCAAAGAAACGTACAGCATGAAACAGTATAAGATTACATCAGCAGATATAAATCAAAGCAGTCTAGACGACTGCTATCTTGCACCCGATGATCCTATACACGAATTAAAAGCCATACAACATCTAGCAGGTCTAGGTAGTGATGCAAGACTACATGAACTACGTGTTAATCAAGGCAGTAACATATCAGTTACCGGAGATAGCAAGGGCGAACTAATGCGTAAACATAACATTAAACCTGGAACACCAGAATGGTTTAAATTATGGTTCAGTTTGCCTTACATGACAGGTGAGAAACCGTTATGAAAGTTCTTCAAATTTTAAAAGAATCTTCACCACCTGATCTTATGAAGGGCTTTGAGGAGTTTTTACCGTTAGCAATGAATGTATTAGGTATCAACAAACTTCCACCAATTAAAATTGTAAAAGATGTTCCAGGAGCTCAACCTAGTTTTGGTGGATTTGATCAAGACTCGGGAATAATTTATATACAGATAACAAATAGACATCCACTTGATATATTCCGCACACTGGCTCATGAGCTAGTACATTTTAAACAAGACGCTGAACACAAGTTAGATGGCGAAAGTGGTAGGACTGGTAGTCCCATGGAAAACGAGGCAAATGCCACTGCTGGCATAGTCATGCGTTATTTTAATAAACGGTATCCTGAGTATCTAGGTCAAAAACCATTAATAAAAGAAGATACTAGCGATTATGAAATACATAACTATGAAAAATTAGATAAGATTTTAACTATGCTGTGTAAGATGGTTATTAAAGGACAACAGTCCAATAAAGGCTACGGCATGGTTGCTGCCGCAGTGTTAGATCCAGATAATCAATTAGTTGCAAAATTAAACTATCCTGCAGATGACGGGCTACGTGTTCATGCTGAACGTGCAGCCATGGAGGCATATAAATTAAAGTATGGTGAAATTCCAAAAGGTAGTATTGTTATTACAACGTGTAGTCCGTGTAACGAAATTGGCGATGAAACAGCAGATGGTCGTAGTGGCAATAATTGTACTGATTTAATTAACAATTCACCTGTGCGTAAAGTATACTGCGGTTATATAGATCCAAGTCAAGGTGACGAAGAACACGAGGAACGCGATTTCAATCTTATGGAAACTGAGAATGGTAAGATACGTGATTTATGTAAATCATTTGCTGCCACATGGTTAGATATTGATGAATCATTAACTCCTAACAACATACACACATTAGCAGACCGTAAGGGTGTGAAATGGGACAACGAACCCAGTTTCCTTAAACTTACTAAACGCCTAACTGGTCACGAGCACCTAGATGATTTAGATCAGACAGATCTACAAAAAGTTAAACATCATTTAGAAAAGCAAGGTGTGGCGGAAGGCATAGAACAAAAACCAGTAATCATCTACACAAATAATAGAGGTGCCACAATAGATGATGGCATAAAGAAAAGTTTGCCGGTGACTGAATTACCTGCAAATAAATTACAGATGTGGGAAAAGCATAAATCAATGAAAGATCCTAAAATTGCCAATTGGGTCACAAATAAACTTTTACCAGAATTAAAACAAAATGGTGTATTAAAGCCTTTGCTTGTGTGGAATAATGATGGTGAATTTTTTGTAATAGATGGAAATCATAGGTTTATAGCATATCAAGTGGCAGGCTACCAAGGCCGCGTTCCTGTACAAATAGTTCCTGACAATATGGTAAACATTTCTGACACATTGCCAGGTCAGCAAGGTGTGGCGGAAAACTTTGCCGATGGTAAAAATCCCGGACGTAAAGGTCTAGCCAAACGTTCAGGAGTCAACACCAAAGCGTCAGTGAGCAGTCTACGCAAGACAGCAAAGAACTCATCAGGTGAAAAGCAACGCATGGCCCACTGGCTGGCCAACATGAAAGCTGGAAGAGCAAAATGAGACTTAGAGAATTTATACTTAAAAAAGATGTAAGTGAAGAACTACGGGATTACGAGCCAAAACAAGTTCCTCATGTGACTCAAATAGTAGATGCACCAGATGCTTTTGCACCGGACACACAACAACTGTTGCATGACAAGTATGTATACAATAGACTAACCAAAGATGCCTTCTTAAAAATGAGAACTCGCCCTGATTTTAATTCTATGATTGAGATTGAACAAGTATTCAGCGAGCCTATGAAAAGTAAAGTAACTCTTGTGTTTGATAACAGTAACGACAAGGGATACTGGATAACTCCCGTAGAGTTTGATACAATTAGCAAAGAAATTGCGGCCGATCGACTACTAAGTAAAAACAAACGACCCGGCGGTGTGCCTATGGCGAAAGATCCTATGGCTACAGATAAGTTGCCCAACTCTATGCGACAAAGTCAACCGCCGATGCCTGGCAAAGAACAAGATCGTGCATATCGCGGTATTGGCGCAAATATGCCAACAGAATCCCTTGATGAAGATTGGAAATCAAATGCTGCCGCTGCTGCCATGGCGGGTACTATGGCTGTAGGAGCTCAAGGTAAGGCTCCTCAAATGGTTCAACAGATTGTCGAGCCCGGAGATACTGTCTACAGCATAGCAAGACAAAATAATTTAAACCCAGTCGACCTTCTTAAACTTAACAAGATGGATCGTAATACCAAGTTAGAAATAGGACAAAAAGTTCTAGTACCTGATTATTCTAAGCCTATTAGTAAAATGCCTGCTACTGTAAAACCTACAGTCAAACAAGAGCCAGCAAAAGCTACACAACCTGCACAGTCATTCAAAGATAAAATATCATCAATGATGCCAAAGTTTTCGAAAGATGATGAGGATGAAGGTGTTACATTATTAAGCAACAACAGCGATGCAGAGGCCGCACTACAAACTGCTGCCAAAGCTGCAGGACTCAAAGGTGTAGAATTAGCGCAGTTCATGGCACAGACCCGACATGAAAGTTGGGACTTTAGCAAGATGAAAGAAGTAGGCAACAAGAAAAAATTTGATCGATATGAAAAAAATCGTAGCCTAGCAAAGAATTTAGGTAATAAAGTCAAAGGCGACGGAGAACTATTTAAAGGTCGCGGTCCACTGCAACTCACAGGACGTGATAATTATACCAGGTCCAGTCAATACATATTTGGTGATGATAGACTGGTAAAGAATCCTGACCTAGTTAGTAATAGTTTAGAAATTGGTGCCAAAACTGCACTATGGTTCTGGAAGACTCAAGTCAGACCAAACGTTAGTAATTTTAATAATACCACCCAAGTTGTAAAAGCAATCAATGCCAACGAACCAGCAAAAGTTGTACAGGCTCGACACAACAAATTCAAAGAATACTTGGCGGTGTTATGACCTTAGTTTACATACACGGTGCAAGTGCTACAGGCGAAAGTTTTAACTACATTGGTGATCGTATTCCTGGAAAAAGTATTGTGGTCAATTACAACAGCGCAGATGGATTTGAACATAATCTTAAAGACATGCAGGCCGCACTAAAAGATATAGAAGACATATTCTTTGTTGCACACAGTCTAGGTGGAATATATGCTCTACATCTTGCTAATGCGTTACCTGATCAAGTTATAGGTGCCGTTACCTTAAGCACACCCTACGGTGGTGCAGAAACAGCAGATTATGCACAGTATTTTTTGCCGTTTAGCCGCTTACTACGTGATATAGGTCCTAGTAGTTGGCCCATGCGACAGGCAAGTAAGATAGAAATACATCACCCTTGGACTAATATAGTCACTGTAAAAGGTGGCGCTGCTTGGATTCTAGGTGCAAACGATGGTATTGTCACCGTTAACAGTCAACGCCATCATGGGCATGACATGGAACTAATTGACGTAAATTACAACCACTACGAAGTAGTATTAAGCGAACAAGTTATTGACATTATCAAAGAACGAATAAATACGCATACGAGTCAAAAATATGAAAATACTTGATATTATTACAGAAAGCGGTGGGATGAAAAAGATCGATAAGACGCAAAAAGCGGCTATGAAAAATGCCACTACTTTCCCCTCGATGAATATGAGTTCTGGAAGTCAATATTTAGGATATCGCATGGCTATTGCACTTGCCGGTGCTCCAGATTTTCCCACTAAACAAGAAGCAGATAACTGGATAGGCGGTGACCCACTACTGGCTCCATACACTGATGAAGAAAACGACATGATCAATGCTGCGGCTAAACAAGTTGGTGGCGGCAAAAGACAAACCTGGAGTAACAATCGCAGTTTAGAAACTGCCGATGTTAACAAAACTAGCCCAGTGGCTAAACCTAAAAAGAACCAATACGGAGTTTAATATGAAAATTGCAGAAATACTCAGTGAAGAACAAATGGACGAAATCAGTCTAGGCAACTATCGTAAAAAAGCCACTATGAACAAAGCTATGAATCAAATTGATCAGTTTTATGGTAGGGATGATCCTGAAAAAGTATCTCGTGCTGAAAAGAACATTGCAAGGAGAGAAAAAGGCCTAGCTCGTGCAGATGTTCGATCAGAAAAACAAAGACAGGCCATGGCTAGTCAGAACGTCCCTGAACCAGTTGATACAGTAAAAATGCAGGCACGTCTAGATAAAATGAAAGAGCGTTTTAAACAACTAGGTGGAACTAGCTATCAGTATGCAGATAGAATGAGCGACGATGATCGTGAAGCAGAAAACCTACATCAGGCAATTCAAAGAATGGAACGTTCACTAGGTGAAAGTGCCACAGCAGGTGCTACCAGTAGTGCAAGTATTGGCACTGTAGATGCTCCACAACTAAGTCCAGGTAAAGCAAGAGGTAAGAAGAGCTACACTGGCACACCTGGTCATAGCGGCACAAAAGCACCACCACAACCCAAGGTTGTACAACCTAAAAACAGCGATGGTACTGCTAAAAACGGCCTAGATATGAAAGGCTCGAACTTATTCGGCGCACCTATCAAACGATAAATATACAATAACGGAGATTTATAATGGATTTACAACCTCATCCAGACGACCACGAAGCTAAGATGGCTCGCGCTGACCTATTTAAACTAGCACAGTATTCCTTTAAGCTGTTCAAAATGATTCACGAAGATATGGAATTAGAAGGCTGGGTGCAGGCTAAGATCACTAAATCAGCTGACTATATTGCATCAGTATACCACTATATGGAATACGAAATGAAGTTTAGCGAATACGGTGAAAAATTAGAACAATCTGATATGTATTCTAGTATGAGTGAAAGCCAGCAACGTGCGCTTACAAACATGTTAACTGAAGCTAAAGCAACTATGAAAAAGTTGACTGCTGCTCAGGCCAAGAAACTTAAAAAGAAAAATGGCAAGGTTGACGAAGCTGCTAAACCAGATTTTGCAGATCTTGATGACGACGGTGATGAAGAAGAGCCAATGAAGAAAGCGGCCAAGGATGCTAAGAAAGTTAAAGAAGGTTTTCCAACAGTTGACGATGCTAAGAAAGATCATGAAGAACGTGAGAAGTCTAAGGGCACAGGTAAGTTTGACAAGAAAGACACTGGAAAAGGTACACAGTATACACGCAAGTCTAGCACATTCACAGATGGTGGCGATGACAGCGATGTTAAGAAAGCTAAAAAGAAAGCCAAACAAACTGACGAAGGCGTGATGGACACTGTTAAGTCTGCTGCCAAAAAAGTAGGAAAAGCTGTTACTGGTGGTAGCGACGAAGATCAACGTAAAGATCTACAACGCAAAATGGGTGTTGCACAAACAGGTAAAAAGCCTGCACAAAAAGTTAAAGAAGCATCTAAGCCAGACTTCCTAGACATGGACAAAGATGGCGATAAGAAAGAGCCAATGAAAAAGGCTGTTGCTGACAAAAAGAAGAATCCATTTGCCAAAGTCAAAGAAGCTACTGCAAAATGCAATCACAGCGCCAAAGGTAAATCATGTCCAGTACACGGTCTAAAAGAATGTGGCAGTATGGCATACGAAGGACACAAAGGTTAATCTGCAATGGACATGAAAAAAATTCTACAGGCATTCGACGGAGCTTCTACAAAGCCTGTAGAAGGTTCCAATGACATGCAAAAATTTATTAGCCTAGTTTCTAAAGGAAAGAATCCTCAAACTGATCGTCAGATAGTTGCCGAACAAATGACTGGTCAAGAATACTCTAAACAACCACAAGTTAAAAAAGGCAATGGTCTAATTAAAAAGTATTTTGAAAGCGTTCAAAATGAATCGTCGCAAGCTCTAACAGAGCGTCGAGCAAAGATTAAAGAACAGGCTAGACGAATTGCACAGCGTATGCGTGAAGATGCTAAAGTATCTGCAATTGATCCAGCTAAGAAAACAATTACTTATACAGATGATCAAACAGGTATTTCAACTACAGTTCCACAGGCCATGGCCAAACCAGGCGAAGGTGGCCAAGTCATGGTTGACAAGAATCAAGTTAGTCAAGCTGCTGGTCAAGAACAACCTCCGGCTATTAAAGTTGGTGACATGATTAAGATGATGGACACTGAGTCTAGTAGTGCAGGTGTGCGTATGCACCGTGCTCTACAACGCGAAAAAGAAAAGCGTGAATTTAGTCAACGGTATGCCGAAAAGAATTTTCCAATAGGCAAGAAGCCTGAACCAATTAGACAGCCAGAAAAAGATCAAAGTTCAGTAGAAAGCTCGCGTAGATTAAGCATTGGCCAACAAATGGCGCAGGATGGCATTACATACAGTCCAGAAAAAGAAAATGAACTTATTGGCTTAATGGCTCAATACATGAAGAAAAATGGGATGAGTTCAAGAGAGATTCGATATCATCTAAGTTACGATGAGGACTATATCCCTGATCAACTAAGTGACTTGCCCAAGCAAGATGTAGCAGAGAGCGACAGTAGTGCCAAATATAAAGTAAGAAGCATTGGCAAGGACAAGAAAGGCGAATATTACATTAGTCCAAGTACAGGTGAAAAAGTATATAAGAAGGCTAAGGTTGGTGATCACGAAGTTCCGGGTAGTAAAGAAATAAAACCTAAAGTAGCGGAAGGCAATGAAGATCCGTCGTGGATGAACAATCTAAGGCTTAGAAAATAATGGATGAGCAACTGATTAAAGCCATAAAGATGGCACATGCAAATACATTTGCGTTCTATCTTAAAACACACGGATTTCATTGGAACGTTGAAGGTGAAAACTTTCCTCAGTATCATGCTTTCTTTGAAACAATATACCGTGAAGTATATGGTGTTATAGATAAATTTGCAGAAGAAATTCGTGCCCTAGGTTCATATGCTCCAGCAGGCCTAGGAAGATTAATGGAACTATCCGGCATTGAAGATCAACGAGAAGTAGTTGATGCTAGAACAATGCTAGAAATTTTATATCAAGATAATCAAACAGTGTTAGAAATCATTGGGCAGGCCTACGAACTAGCTGAAAATGCAGGAGCACATGGCCTAAGTAATTTTCTAGCCGAACGTCAAGATGCACATAAGAAACATGCCTGGATGATTAGAGCAACATTAAAGTAAAGGACACACTACCTTAGGACCTTATGGTTATTAAGTGTGGGGCGGCTGCTGCCCGTGGAAAGTGATTCGCTACATGGACCGCTGAGTGAGCAAGAATTTTAAGGGTTATTAAATGTCTACAATTTATAAAGATCTAGTTGAAAGTTTTGGATATACTCCAGTTGTGGAGGCTATTAGCCTTGATGCTATCATGGCTGCTGTTGGGCAAGAAAAAGACGAACAAAAACGTGCAGCCGCACTAAACGATATTGCATGGAAAGAAAAACTACCCGGTCTCTATGACCCGGTTAGTGGCAATTTTGTGCGTAAACAAAGTATGCCCGCAAGCAATCGAGGTGGACGATATGATATTGCTGCCACTGCCAGCAGCGGTGATGACAAAACATTAAGCGGTATGGGTCTAATTCCAAATAATGCTACTACCACTAGCCCACTTGGTAAGTTGGCAAATAAAGTAACTGGTAAAGATAGTGATGCATACGATAAAGATATTCGCACTGCCAGTCAGGCGGCTGCTGGAAACAAACCTCCATCACAGGCAGCACAACCTGGTCAGGTTACGGCAGCAGGTTCCGAGTTTGGCACTAAGGATGCATTTGATGCCAAGGCGGATGCTGATCTTCAAAATTTAGACATTGGGTTTGGTCCTGGAAAAATGACACCTGACGATAATAAACCGCTTGGAGATATAGACATTGGGTTTGGTACTAATCAATTTACCCCTGGCGATAATAAACCAGCTCCTAACAAACCTGTCATACCAGGTCAAGGTGGTGATATGGATGCTAAACGCAAGAAATACGCAGAATTATTGGCCAAGGCTAAAGGCGGTACACCTAGTCAAGCATCAGTTAGAAAGGTAGACAATGCCATTGATGCTAAAAGTACAACACCTGTTTCAAACACAAAATCAAGTAGTACCACCCTAGTTGCCGGTATTCCGGTTGTTCCTGGAAAACCATTAAATCCTGTCCAAGCGGGCGCTGCAAAAATGATGTTAGACATGGGTAATAAATTAAGTCCAGAGGTTCAAGCAGCCTATGATTTGGCCGTTAACAAAAAATAATTAAGGAATAATAATGAACTTTTATAAAGACCCGCTACTAGAAAAATTGAGATTAATTGAATCTCGAATCCTCGGCGAAGCACTATCAGATGATGAATTTGTAGAGTTACAAAGATTAAGAGCTGAACTAGCCGATGATGCAGAAGTATCTAAACTACACTCAGAAGTAGATGCAGTAGTTACAGCAAGGGCCGCCGAACTTGAAAAATCTGCAGACACACCAACAGATAATAAACCAACAGATAATAAACCAACAGTTGCATGGCCAACAACTCCAGATGAAATTGCCGCATTCCAGGCAGCACATCCTCCGTTAGTAGTAGATAAAAAGATTGGTCAAAAAACTATGGCAGCTTTGATAGCAGCCGGTGCAACACCTCCAGCAGGATTTAAGCCAGTGGGCAATAAAGTTAAACCAACAGAAAAACCACCAGGTATCGCTGCGCGACCAACACCCGGAGAGCCAAACACTATGAGTAGGACCGGCACTCCCCCAGAATTAGCTAAGATTGATCCAAGAGTAAATCCAGAATATTGGGTTAAAGGTACACGCTATAAATTTACCGGTATTGGAAACAATGGCACATGGGCTCCTAATTTTGAAAAGGGAGATTGGATTGGAACTCCACAAAATAAAAAATTATCTGCAGATAATTATTCGGGACCAGTCCCAGGAGCAGGCGCTCAACCTAGCAAGCCAACAGCAGTGGACAATAGTGGTAGCCTAGGCAGTGCTATGCCTGAAAGTATAGATAGAATACGACAATTATCCGGTCTATAAAAAAAGCACCCCAGGGGTGCTTTTTTATTAGTGCCAATTACCTTGATAGCAATGTCGCATCTCATGTCCTAGTGTATGCATATTTGGACGACGGCTAGTAACAATGGTACAACTGTTACCTTCCCAAAATGAACAAGCCTGTATTGAAAAACCAAAGCCTTGACCGCCGCGCCTGCGACTTTCTGCATCGCAGACCTTTTGCACATTGTCCACCGGTAACCAAGTAATGCTCATTGGTGCTTTTTGAACGTCACTTGTTGAAAACGATGCCAAAGGATCATCCCAATCTGCTGATGCCGAGCCTAAGTGTGCAATCAAAAAAAGTGTAAGAAACGTTTTTTTCATATCTGCCTCTGTGTGTTAATATGCTACAATTATAGCCTCAAAAGTGTAGATCGTCAATTCTTTTGGTTAACCAAAATGTAATACTTAAATACACTATGATTGAAATTTTAGACACCATTGACTCAAATTTACTCTATGAAGAATACAGTAAAATAGAACATCACATTGATTGGTATATAACAGGACAACAGGGTCGCCAAACTTGCATACAAACTAGACCCGATCAACCTTTGGGACTTGATGGATGTGGTAGTGTTGACCCAACGACTAGTATAACTTCTTATAACTATCTTAATCCATTAATAGAAAATACAGTTTGGGCAGAACTTATTAAAAAACATAAAATGTACAGAACTAGATTTTTATGGATTAATGAAAAATCATGTTACTCATTGCATAAGGATTCTAGTCCAAGAATACATATTCCCATTGTTACCAATCCGCAGGCACTGTTTTATTTTAGCAAATCAGGTTTCCAATATCTAGAACCAGATAAAGTACATTGGGTTAATACTAGAAACATGCATAGTTTTGTAAATTTCTCAGACGAAAAAAGATTACACCTAGTTGGTTGTGTAGAAGGTTGACAAATTAAAAGATAAGTTATATAATAGGTGAATAAGTTAGGAGACACTATGTCATCAAGAATGTACGGCCCAGAAGAAAAGGCAAAATTAGAAAGATTAATTACAGAAGGTTCCACTGTATTACGTGAAATTGAAGATCTTAGAGAAGGTCTTAAAGAAACAGTCAAAGCAGTAGCAGAAGAATTAGATATTAAACCCAGTATTATTAACAAAGCAATTACTATTGCACACAAAGATAATTGGAAAGACCACGAAGATGAGTGGAATGAAATTGAAATGATTTTAGGCGTAACTAAACGACTACCAGAATAAATGACTAGACTTGTAACTTTCGGTTGTTCTTATACTGTTGGGCATTTTCTCGACGACAATTATCAGTTGCCATCGGTGCCATCAGTTCCTAGTATATATGCGTGGCCCAATATATTAGCAAACATGTTAGGATACCAATGTGTCAATAATGCAGTTAATGGCTCTGGTAATTTAGAAATTCTCTGGAAAATACTCAACACTAAATTTGAATCAGGTGATATAGTATGTATTGGATGGAGTCACTTTATTAGAGATATAATTTTTGATCAAGAACTTGAAGTTAAACGTGTACACAGCGATGACGAAAATTTATCTAAACATTGGTTGTTAACACACACTGATCATGACATTAACATTAGAAACTGGTTACATATTCATCACGCTAATCAATATTTAAAAACACTGGGTATAAAAACATATCACAATCCCTGTGCATATGATATAGATATTAATGATTTACCAATAAATTTATCCATTAATAACTTTACCGGTGTAGGGTTTACACTTTTAGATCGAGGCCACGACGGTGCTCATCCTGGAATAAAAAGTCATGAAGAGTATGCAAAGAGCATATATAAATATATAACAAACGTAGGGTAAGCAGGGCCATAAACCGCACAACAGGTATTTGTGAGCCAGAAATCACATAAGGAAAAATATGAGCTATGTCGACGCATGGTTCGATCGTGAAAACGACATCATTAAGATTGTCGAACGGTCGGCCCAAGGTAAGAGAGAATTTAGAGATATACCAGTTAGATATACATTTTACTACGAAGACGCCCGTGGTAAATTTCAATCAATTTATGGCACACCTTTATCAAGGATTGTTTGCCGTAATTCAAAAGACTTCCGAAAAGAAATGGCCATACACTCTAATAAAAAGATGTATGAGGCAGATATCAATCCAATATTTGTTTGCCTAAGTGAGCACTACTTAAATCAAGACGCACCAAAACTAAACACTGCCTTTTTCGATATTGAGGTAGACTTTGATCCAGAACGTGGCTATGCAAGTCCAGACGATGCATTCATGCCAATTACTGCCATCGCTGTCTACCTACAATGGTTAGAAACTATGGTATGTTTAGCCATACCTCCAAAAGGTATGAGTATTGATACTGCCAAAGAACTTGTTAAAGATTTTCCTAATACACACATCTTTGACAACGAAGGTGACTTGTTAGACACATTCTTAAATCTAATACAAGATGCAGATGTTATCAGTGGTTGGAATAGCGAAGGTTTTGATATTCCATATACTACTAATCGTATTATCAAAGTACTCAGCAAAGACGATACTCGTAGACTTTGCTTGTTCAATCAATATCCACGCAAACGTGAATATGAAAAATATGGAAAACAGGCCATAACCTACGATATGATAGGGCGTGTACACTTAGATTATCTTGAACTATATCGCAAGTATACCTATGAAGAACGACACAGTTATAGGCTTGATGCCATTGCAGAATATGAGTTGGGCAAACGTAAAACACAATACGAAGGCACACTTGATCAACTGTACAATCAAGACTTTAAGACATTTGTTGAATATAATATCAATGACTGTAAACTGTTAGACGACCTTGACAAGAAATTAAAATTTTTAGATCTTGCCAACAAATTGGCACACGAGAACACTGTGCTATTACAAACAACTATGGGTGCTGTGGCTGTTACAGAACAGGCCATTATTAATGAGGCACATCGTAGAGGGTTCCAAGTTCCTAATCGTACTAAAATGGACGAGCGTGAAAGCAACGAAGGAGCAGCCGGGGCCTATGTTGCCTATCCCAAAGAAGGCTTACAAGATTGGATTGGATCTTTAGACATTAACAGTCTTTATCCCAGTGCCATTCGTGCGCTTAATATGGGGCCGGAGACTATCATAGGACAACTGCGTTCTACATACACAGATGATTACATAACAGAACAAACTACTCTTAAAAAGAAAACGTTTGCTGCCGCGTGGGAAGGTTTATTTGGCTCATTAGAATATGAAGCAGTAATGAAACAGGATCGTGGCTTTGATATTACCATTGACTGGGAATCAGGAGAAAATGATACTCTCAGTGCCGCAGAGATATACAAATTAATCTATGATAGTAACCAACCTTGGATGTTGAGTGCCAATGGTACTATCTTTACATGGGAAAGAGAAGGAATTATTCCCGGACTATTAAAACGCTGGTATTCAGAACGTAAAGAGATGCAGGCCAAATTAAAGGAGAGCAAAGATGCAGGCAATAACATTGAAGAGGAATATTGGGATAAACGACAGCTAGTTAAGAAGATTAATCTCAACTCTCTTTACGGTGCGATTCTTAATCCTGGCTGTCGCTTTTTTGATAAGCGTATCGGGCAATCTACCACTCTTACTGGGAGACAGGTGGCCAAACATATGGCCGGAAAAGTCAATGAGATCATCACTGGAGAGTTTAACCACATCGGCAAGGCAATCATATACGGTGACACAGATTCTTGTTATTTCTCAGCATATAAGACCTTAAAGAAAGAAATTGATAGTGGCACTATTCCTTGGACTAAAGAAACTGTAGTTCAGCTATACGATCAAATTGGAGAAGAAGTAAACAATACTTTCTCACAATTCATGCTTGATGCGTTTCATTGTCCAAAGACACGCGGTGAAGTTATCAAAGCAGGACGTGAAATTGTTGCAAGTAAAGGTCTATTCATTACTAAGAAACGTTATGCTGTATTATATTATGATAAAGAAGGCAAACGTAGTGATGTAGATGGCAAGCCAGGTAAGATCAAGGCCATGGGTTTAGATTTAAAAAGATCCGATACTCCAGAATTTATTCAAGACTTTTTAAGTGATGTATTGGAGAAAGTTTTAACTGGCGCCACAGAAAAAGATGTATTAGATCACATTACTGAATTTCGAGGACGTTTTAAAGCGCGGCCAGGTTGGGAAAAAGGTAGCCCTAAACGTGCCAATAATATTACTGAGTATCAGGCCAAAGAGGCCAAAGCAGGTAAGGCCAATATGCCCGGGCATGTACGTGCCAGCATTAACTGGAATACACTCAAACGCATGATGGGCGACAAGTACAGTATGGGTATTACCGACGGTGCTAAGGTCATTGTTTGTAAAATCAAAGACAATCCCATGGGCTTTACCAGTGTTGCTTACCCTGTAGACGAACTACGTTTGCCCCAGTGGTTTAAAGATTTACCATTTAACGATGCAGAAATGGAACAAACTATTATTGATAACAAATTAGATAACTTAATTGGTGTACTAGAATGGGATATACGTAGTACAGAAGAAAAGAACACATTCAATAGTCTATTTGAGTTTTAATATGCTGCCGTTAAATGTAGAATTAGATCACGATTACTCTGTACTAGAAGTAGGAGGCAATAAACAAGGCATTGTCATTGCCTACGAATGGTGCGTTGACACATTTGGTCCTCCAGGTAATCGTTGGTTTTTTAGAAATAATCAATTTTATTTTAAAAATAATAAAGATTATATGTGGTTTGAATTAAGGTGGTAATATGAAGATAATAATTGCAGGATATGGATATGTGGGTAAAGCAGTACACAATGCTTTTAAAGATCAACACGAGCTAGTTATCGTTGATCCTGCCTACACAGACGACGAAATTAAAAATCATTACGGTGATGCAGACGGTGTTATTATTTGTGTTGGTACACCTTCTACAGATACAGGCACTTGCAACGGCATGAACGTGTTAGATGTAATAGATCAAACACCCGTACATATTCCTATAATGGTTAAAAGCACTGTTAGTCCGGATATTGTAGAAATTCTAGAAGAAAGATATACTCAACACAGTATAGTAATAAGCCCAGAATTTTTAAGAGCTAGAACAAGTGTAGAAGATTTTGCCAATCAAAAATATGTTATCATAGGCGGCGACGATCCTGAATATTTTTGGCAAGAGCTTTTTACCGAAACATTATCTAATTGCAAAATAGCATTTAAATGCTCGATGAAAGAAGCATCTATTATCAAATATGCTACAAATAGTTTTCTAGCATTAAAAACATCATTCTTTAATCAGTTGTATGATGTTTGCCAATCAAGTGGTACCGATTTTGACATTGTTCGACATGTAGTATCACATGATCAACGTATTGGTTCGGATCACTCGATGGTTCCAGGACCAGACGGAGAAAGAGGATGGGGTGGCCATTGTTTCCCCAAAGATACACTTGCCTACACACTGTGGGCAAAATCAATTAATGCAGAACAAAGCATTATTGAAACTGCCATAGAATACAATAATATGGTAAGAAAAATCATTGACAAAACGTAATTTTCTAAATATAATAGCACAAGGAGACATTTATGAAAGATATTTTACAAGACATCGTAGCACACACATACCAATTAGGAATTATTTCATTGGTAAAGATTACTGGTACTAACGGTGACACACTAGTTGAAGCAATGGCCGAAGATAGGTCAGTTATTGTATCTGCTAAAACAGCAACCCCAGTTAGCGAGTTCGATGGCGTTTTTGGTATGCCAAACTTAGACAAACTTAAATTCTTCCTTAGCTGTGAAGAATATAAAGAGAACGCTAAGATCGAAGTAGTTGAAGCAACAAGAAACGGAGAAGTAGTTCCAACAGGTTTACATTTTGAAAATCAAACATGTGACTTTCAAAATGACTATCGTTTTATGAACACAGAAATTATTAATGAAAAACTTAAATCAGTTAAGTTTAAAGGTACTACATGGGATGCTTAGTTTGAGCCTAGTGTAACTTCTATTATGAGATTAAAGTATCAATCTCAAGCTCACAATGACCAGCCTACTTTTCAAGTTAGCACAGAAAAAGATAACTTAATCTTTAGTTTTGGTGATGCTAGCACACACGCAGGTAGTTTTGTTTTTCAATCTAATATTAGTGCTAAACTAAAACATAAATGGACTTGGCCGGTTAGTCAAGTTATGAGTATCCTTGCACTTAGCGGTAATAAGACTATGAAGATAAGTGATGCCGGTGCCATGATGATCACTGTAGATAGTGGCATGGCAACATATGACTATATCTTGCCAGCAATGAGCAAATAATCATGGAAACAAAACAACGTACTATAGCAAGAATGGTATCTTATCGTTTGACAGCGTGGTTATTTACAATATTCTGGACTTACTTGTTCACAGGTAATCTAGGCAGTGCCACAGGCTTTGCCACTATATTACATGTATTGTTGAGTGTAGACTATTATATTCATGAAAGAATTTGGTTAAAAATTAAATGGGGTAGAACAGATGGGGACGTCGATGCCAAGTAGAGAAAAAGATCAAGCAGATTTTGATTTAGAAACATTTGTAGATTTGTTTGATACAGCAATGTCATCAGACAATCCTGCTGTGCAACGTGCATTAAAAAATCTGCTAATGATTGCAGCCATTGTTAGTGCCGAAGATGCAGAAACAGGTATGCGTCAAGGTCCTTTGCGTAGATTAATAGAAGATCAAAAAAATATCTTAAGTAGACTTAGCCGAATTGAGAATGAGAAATACGCAAAGGTATCGGATTTTCCTCCTACTAATATTGTAAATGTGCCGCTAGGTCCTTACTATCCGCCAAAGCCGATAAGTACTACCTGGCCTAGTAAACAGCAAGGATTCGGAGCTGTTCCGCCGCCAAATACTATGTGGGTGGCTACTAATACTACTGAACTCTTAAACAAATTAGAAACTAAATGAATAAAAACCTAACAGCAACACAAAGTGACTACGCATACTTTCTGCCAGCAACGTCAGGATTTTATAGTACGTTCATAGGTAAACAACGATATGGAAACTATGTGGATCCTGCACGTCTTCCTGCTAGTTTTACCAATGGTGTTGAAGGATTGAATTATCTTAATCCGGATAAAGGCATGTTTTATTATCATCACTGCTTATATTCAGCAGGACATGCTAATTTAGATCTTACTAAACCAGATGAAACTGAAGACATGTTTCGCAACAGAGATCGTACAACTAGTTGGGTGTTAGGTGATTCTGGTGGATTCCAAATTGGTAAAGGTGTATGGGAAGGCGAGTGGAATGATCCAACTGGCCCAGTAGTTGCACAACGTATGGCTGAAGCTGTAGCCAAAGGTATTGAACTTGTTGCACAACTAGATGCCACAGGCAATCCTAAATTAGACAAGCATGGTAATCCAAAGATGACTAAGATTGATCATCCTAAACTTTATCAAGCACAGTTAGATGCCTCGCAGAAAAAACGTGAACAAGTATTAACTTGGATGGACGCACTTATGGACTATGGTATGGTGCTTGATATTCCAGCGTGGGTTGGTCGTAGTCCAGTCGGTGCTAAAAATAGAGGTGTTGGAGATTATGATCAAGCAGTTGCGGCTACAAAATACAACAACGAATATTTCATCAAACATCGCACAGGTGCTTGTAAATTTTTAAATGTACTGCAAGGTGAGCATCACGGGCAAGCAGATGATTGGTATCAGAAAATGAAAGATTTCTGTGATCCTAATGTCTACGGAAATAAAGCATTTAACGGATGGGCAATGGGTGGACAGAATATGTGTGATATCCATCTTGTACTACGTAGATTAGTTGCATTACGTTTTGACGGACTCCTTGAAAAGGGTCAGCAAGACTGGATGCACTTCTTGGGCACCTCTAAATTAGAGTGGGCAGTTCTTTTAACCGATATTCAACGTGCTGTAAGGAAATACCATAATGAAAACTTTACCATATCTTTTGACTGCGCCTCACCGTTTCTGGCAACAGCAAACGGACAGATCTATATCCAAACAGAAACAGAAGACCGCACTAAATGGGTTTATAGGATGCAAGGCGGTGCAGACAACAAAAAATACGCCACCGACACACGTCTCTTTAAAGATGCTGTAGTACAAGATGCTAT